TGGTGCTAGATATGTAAGATACAGTGCTACACCAAAAGCAACTGAAGATTATAATAATGATGGAACTGCAGTTTCAACAATTAACACTGCAAGCAACACATTTACGTTGGTAAATCATGGATATGTAACTAATGATTTTGTTACAATGAGAGTTGGATCTGGTGGTACAGCAGCGGGTGGATTGGTTGATGGAAATGAATATTATATTATAAAAATTGATAATGATAATTTTAGAGTTGCTGGAACAAAATACAATGCTACCCGTGGTTATGCTTTAGATATAACCTCCGGTGGTTCTGGTACGCAAACATTCTCTGTTGTCAATACACTTGATGATGCGTTTGTCGAACCAGACGACAACTTTGGATTTAATGAAACTTGGACTGATTACTGATATGGCTGACACATTTGGAAATTTAAATAAAACTTTTAATGTCGAATCTGCTATAGAAAAAGCAGAGGAAACTGTTGTTGATATTAAAAAAGCAAAAACAGATAAGGATGTTGATAATGACTATGAGTATACTAGAGGACAACTCTACAACCTCATAGAGAAGGGTCAAGAAGCGATTAATGGTATTTTAGACGTAGCACAGAATTCGGACCATCCTAGAGCGTATGAGGTCGCAGGCAACCTCATTAAAAACGTCGCTGATATATCTGATAAACTAGTAGATTTACAGAAAAAAATGAAAGATCTAGATGAAGAAAAGAAAGGTCCAACGACTGTAACTAACAATGCAATGTTTGTAGGTAGCACAGCAGATCTACAAAAGATGCTTAAACAGATGGGAAACGATAAATAATACAGTAAACCCTCGTCGTTAGTGATGAAGAATTTTAGAGAGTTTAGAAAATTAACTGAAGCGAAACGTGGTCTCTACGCAAATATCCACGCAAAGCGAAAACGAGGAGAGCGTCCTGCTCGATCTGGGGAGGAAGATTACCCAGCGAAGGACGCTTTCAAAAAGGCGGCGAGGACTGCCAAAGAAAGTTTTGAACTCACACAAGAAGGAGCAGCCTGGACTAAAAAATCAGGAAAGAAAAAGTCAGGCGGACTCAACGAAAAAGGAAGAAAATCATATGAAAAGGAAAATCCAGGATCTGACCTTAAAGCACCAAGCAAGAAGGTTGGAAATCCCCGTCGCTCATCATTCTGCGCTAGAATGAAAGGTATGAAGAAAAAATTAACATCTAAGAAAACTGCATCTGATCCAGATAGCAGAATCAATAAATCACTAAGAGCTTGGAACTGCTGATATGGCTAACATTTCTTACGTAAGACACGACAAAGACAATACTGCTGACGATCCACAACCAACATCAACAACTATTACACACTTCGATGGTACTGAAGGGTGGACTCAACGACAATGGAAAGATTTTAACGGGAACTATCAAGCAAGAAATTCTGATAACACTACTAAAACTCCTGGAACTTATCAAGCAAGAAATTCTGATAACACTACCAGAACCCCCGCAGCATATCAAAGACGAGATAAAGACAATAATGTTGTGTCTGCATAATCTAATTTAAGTTTTTTAAAAAATACCTACTAGGTTAAATAGTTTGGTATAATACATTATACCATTTACCATAGGAACTTTAATGGAAAACGATAAACAACTATCCGACCTTAAATTACAAAGGAAGGAATGTGAAAAATGTGGTGCTACCTGGATCAATGGTCAGCATGTTTGGAGGGGAACTGGAAATACAGGAGATTCTAGTGAGATGGATCTTGCTGGTTTAGTTTGCAACAAACTAGGAGATAATCAATGTATTAATCCTATGAAAGGAAAAGAAGGTGGTCAGACATGGGAATACCGTGCGGGATATATCGATGGCATCTTTTCAGAAAAGAAAAAAAATATGGAAGACATGCGGGATAAATTTAGCGACCTCTAAATAATTAAAGTTAGAATAATTTGATGTGACTGATAGCGTATACCTTGGTAATCCTAATCTAAAGAAAGCAAACACTCCTATAGAATTTAGTCCTGATCAAGTTCAGGAGTTTATTAGATGTAAAGGAGATCCTGTTTATTTTGCCAGAAATTACATTAAAATTGTTTCACTAGATGAAGGTCTAGTACCTTTTAGTATGTACGATTTCCAGGAGGAAATGGTACGTTGTTTTCATAAAAATAGGTTTAACATTGCTAAACTACCCAGGCAAACTGGTAAGTCTACTACTGTTGTTTCTTACTTGCTTCATTATATCATATTTAATGACAATGTAAATATTGGTATTCTTGCTAATAAAGCATCAACATCAAGAGAACTATTATCTCGTTTGCAGTTAGCATACGAAAACTTACCACGCTGGATGCAACATGGTATCCTTGCATGGAACAAAGGTAATGTAGAACTAGAGAACGGGTCTAAAATTCTTGCAGCATCAACCTCTAGTTCTGCTGTTCGAGGTATGTCATTTAATATTATCTTCTTGGACGAATTTGCGTTTGTTCCAAATCATATTGCAGAACAGTTTTTCTCGTCTGTATATCCTACAATTTCTTCTGGTAAATCTACTAAAGTTATTATCATCTCTACTCCAAATGGGATGAACATGTTCTACAAACTCTGGCATGACGCTGAGAGGGGTAAGAACGAATATACGACTACAGAAGTACATTGGTCTCAAGTACCTGGTAGAGACGCTGCCTGGAAGGAGCAGACGATTGCTAACACATCACAACGTCAGTTTACACAGGAGTTTGAGTGCGAGTTTCTTGGATCTGTTGATACTCTTATTGCAGCATCTAAGCTTAGAACAATGGTATATGAGGATCCATTAGAAAGAAAAAATGGGTTAGATGTATATCAATTACCAATACCAGAACATGAATATGTAATGACAGTTGATGTGTCTAGAGGTGTTAGTAATGATTATTCAGCATTTGTAGTAGTAGATATTACAACTATTCCATATAAAGTTGTTGCAAAATATAAGAACAATACTATTAAACCACTGTTATTTCCCAACATTATACATCCAGTGGCGATGAGTTATAACCATGCATTTGTTTTATGTGAGGTAAATGACATCGGTGGACAAGTTGCTGATATTATGCAATTTGATCTTGAATATGATAATCTTCTAATGTGTGCTATGAGAGGACGTGCTGGTCAGATTGTCGGACAAGGATTCTCTCATAAATCCCAGTTAGGTATTAAAATGACCTCTACAGTTAAGAAAACTGGATGTTCAAACCTTAAAGCATTAATTGAAGATGATAAATTACTAATTAGTGATTATGAAATTATTGCTGAAATGACAACTTTTATTCAGAAGAAACAATCATTTGAAGCAGAAGAAGGATGTAATGATGACTTGGCTATGTGTTTGGTTATTTTTGCCTGGTTATCTGTACAAGAGTACTTCAGGGAACTTACTTCAGATGATGTTAGGAAAAGAATTTTTGAAGATCAAAGAGAATCTATTGAAGAAGATATGGCACCATTTGGGTTTATATTAGACGGTAGTGAAGAAGATACTTTTATAGATGATCAGGGTGACACTTGGAATAGAGCAGGCGAGTATGGAGACATGTCCTATATGTGGGAGTATAAGTAATGGATTTAGATGAAGAAATTTCTCTGGAACATTTATTATTTCAACAGAGGAAATGTAGAACTTGTGGGGAAGTAAAAGATCTTATGGATGGGTTTTATCTTATACGAAAAGATAGAGGTGATATACCATCATCATATTCATATGAATGTAAGGGATGTACAAAGAAAAGAATTGTCAGAAATAGAAAATTAGATGTTGGAATTTGGAACTATCCAGACTGGTAGTGTGTTCATGCATTGGTTCCCCACTAAAAAGTAGATATAAATAAATAGTTTTGAGAAAAAAATCTCATAGAGGTATAGAAATGACATTAGCTTCACCTGGAGTACTTGTTAAAGAAGTAGATTTTACAGCTACAGTTCAAGTAGCTGATCAGAATATTGGTGTTGTTGCTATCGACGCAGAGCGTGGTCCTACCGATCAGGTAACTTACGTTTCGAGTGAAAGACAACTTGTAGAAACTTTTGGTAACCCCAATAATAATAACTACGAGTCATGGTTTGCAGCTGCAACCCTAATTCAATATGGTGCTGTCGTAGCAGTAATCAGACCAACTGGCGCCACAGATCTTGGTCTTAAAAATTCCAACATCAAACAATCTGGATCTCCGACTTCTTCATCAAGTCTAGTAATTAAAAACAAAGATGACTTTGAGTCAACAATAACCAAGGATTATACTTGGGCAGCAAGAACTGCAGGATCATTTAACAACGCTGTATCAGTTGTTGTAGTCGATCATGGTGCAGACCAAAGAGTTACTGTCAGCGAAGGTGCTGGAGAAGTAATTGCTTTTGACGGAACAGCAAACGGTGGTGCAACCGCATCAAGAACCGCTGGTACATATTCAATCACCGCTACTGGTGGTGGTGGAACTGGTGCTAAATTCTCGGTTGTAATCGCTGCAAATGGTTCTGCTACAATCACACTAACAAGTGGTGGTTCTGGATACGCAGATGACGATGTACTAACTCTACCAAGAGTTGGTGCTTACTTAGGTGCTACAGATATCACTGTTGTTGCAAATGGTGTTGGTTCCGCACTTCCTGTTGCTGGAACATACGTTAAGTGGACTGGTGGTGAAGGTAACGTCTATAAGGTAATTGGTACTAATCAACTAGAAATTACTCTTTGGAACGCCACTAAGAGACTTTCTGGGAACGAAGTTCTTAAGGATGCAAGTGATGCAACCATCAAGACTGTAACCGCAATTGCAAGTAACGATGTTTATGGTGAACTAGAGTTCGCTTCAAACAGAAAGTGGTCTTCTCTTGCACCACAACCTGGAACTTCTGCTTCAGCAGCTTCTGTAGGTGGTAAGTTTGATGAAATGCATATCGCAGTTCTAGACGTTAATGGTTCGGTATCTGGAGTTCCTGGTACTATTCTAGAAACACTCGCTTTTGTTTCCAAAGCATCTAATGCTAAGAGTTCAGAAGGATCTGCTACTTACTACAAGACAGTAGTTGCAGATGGATCAGAATATATCTATCCTGGTGACACAAACCCAATCGGTGATGCTGGTGCTAACCAGTTAACACTTGCAGGAACTACTGCTGGTACTAACGTTAACGTCGGTGCAGTACAAGGAAGTACTTTCAAACTATTCCAGTTCTCTGGTGGTTCAGTTGGTTCTTTGAATCTTGCATCTGGTTCAGACTACACCTATTCAGGTAATGGTGCAGCTGCAGTTAAAGCAGGTCTAGTTTCTGGTTATGATTTAATCGAAGATCCTGAACTATTTGGTGACATCGACTTCCTAGTCCCTGGTCACATGAGCACAACAATGGTTGCAAGACTAATTGCAATTGCTGAAGGTAGAAGAGATTGTGTTGTAGTTGCTTCACCAGAAAGATCTGATGTGGTCAACTCCAGTTCATCATCAGTTAAGACCGATAATATAATCGGATTCTTCAGAACTCTACCAAGTTCTTCTTATGCGATGTTTGACTCTGGTTACAAGTACATCTACGATAAGTATAATGATGTTTATCGTTATGTACCATGTGCTGCTGATGTTGCTGGTCTTTGTGTTTCCACATCCAATAACTCAGAAACTTGGTTCTCTCCTGCTGGATACAATAGAGGACAAGTACGTAATGCAACAAAACTTGCATATAGTCCAAAGCAGGCAGAAAGAGATAGACTTTACACTGACAGAATCAACCCTATTGTTGCATTCCCAGGTCAAGGTATTGTATTGTTCGGTGATAAAACCGCTCTTGCATCTCCTTCTGCATTTGACAGAATCAACGTTCGCAGACTCTTTGTTGAACTTGAGAAGAATATTGCAAACTTCTCTAAGTATCAACTGTTCGAGATCAATGACGAACTCACAAGATCTGGATTCAGATCTGCTATCGAACCTTATTTAAGAGGTGTACAAGGTAGAAGAGGTATCTATGATTTCCTAGTTGTTTGTGACACAACAAACAATACTCCAGATGTTATTGACAGAAATGAGTTAGTTGCTGAAATCTTCATCAAACCAGCTCGTACAATTAACTATATTACTATCACGTTTGTCGCCACTAGAACTGGTGTTTCGTTCAACGAACTTACAAACTAATTCGTACTCTTTCGCTAAAATACACTAGGAGATAAAGAAAAATGGCAAGAGGTATTTCAGAGTTTAAGACTAAACTCATCAATGGCGGCGCAAGACCCAATCTGTTCTTGGTTCGTCTAAACTTCCCAACAACGTTAAATACAGTTGCTGACATTGAGTCAGTAGATTCATCAAACGTTATCACAGAAAGAGCAGAGTTTCTAGTAAAAACTGCTCAACTACCTGCATCAACGATCGGAACAATCGATGTTCCTTTCAGAGGTAGAATGCTCAAGGTTGCTGGAGACAGAACATTTGAACCATGGTCTGTTACCGTTGTAAATGACGGTCAGTTCGGTATCCGTAAAGCGTTTGAAACTTGGTCCAGGGGTATTAATGCATTAACTGAAAACGTATCACAACTCGGTTTCGGTGATGACAATCCTGGTTATTGTGTAGACCTTGAGGTCTTCCAACTAGGTAGAGACCAACAGAAACCAAATAAGACCCCTCAGTCAATGACTGCTCAGGGTCGTGATGGTATGGAAGTTATCCGTGGATATAAATTCTATGATGCATGGCCTTCTTCACTATCTGCAATCGATCTCTCTTATGAGTCGAATGATCAGATTGAAGAGTTCACCGTAGAATTCCAATATAACTACTATGAAGTCTCTAAGGCAAGCCTCGATACTGGGGTTTGATAAATAATAGAGAAAGATTAGACTTTATACTATGACTCAGTTATTTGGGTTCTCTATTGAGGAGCGCAAGAAGAAAGAAAAACTTTATTCGCCCGCTCCTCCAAATAATGATGAAGGCACCTCCACAGTTGCGGCTGGTGCCTACTTTGGTCAGTATGTAGACCTTGATGGTATTCCTAAGAATAATAATGATTTTGATTTAATTAGAAAGTATAGGGAGATTGCGCTTCATCCAGAGTGCGATAATGCCATTGATGACATTATCAATGAATCTATTAGTAGTGATCTGGATTTTGCTCCTGTAAATATTGAGCTTTCTAACCTAGAAGTCGGTGATAAGATTAAAAAGCAGGTAAGAGAAGAATTTAGACTCATTCTTAAGTTATTGGATTTTGATAAAAAGTGTCATAATATTTTCCGTCGTTGGTATATCGATGGTAGAATGCACTATCATAAAATGATTGACTTTGAAAATCCTAAGGAAGGAATTAAAGAATTAAGATATATTGATGCACTTAAAATTAAAAAAGTAAGAGAAGTTGTAAAGAAGAAGTCAACTCTTGAAGAAGTAGAAAGAGGACCTTCAGGTGAAAAATTTGACTATGGTGAAGTACTTGAATACTATATGTACTTTCCTCATGGATATAAAGCATCTCAAGCAAAAGGACTAAAGATTGCTAGTGATGCAATATGTGCTGTAAGTTCTGGTTTGATGGATCATAATAGAAATAGTGTTTTATCTTTCCTACACAAAGCAATTAAATCAGTAAATCAACTAAGAATGATTGAGGATTCACTCGTCATTTATAGAATGTCTCGTGCCCCAGAACGCCGTATTTTCTATATTGATGTAGGAAATCTTCCTAAGATGAAAGCGGAACAATACCTAAAAGAGGTTATGAACCGTTATCGTAATAAGTTGGTATACGATTCAAATACAGGTGAAGTTCGTGATGACCGTAAGCATATGAGTATGCTTGAAGATTTTTGGTTGCCTCGTAGAGAAGGTGGTCGTGGCACTGAGATCACAACTCTGCCTGGTGGTCAGAACCTTGGAGAACTAGAAGATGTTAAGTATTTCCAGAAGAAACTTTATAAGTCTTTAAACATTCCTCTGTCAAGACTGGAACAAGAATCATCATTTACAATCGGAAGATCATCTGAAATTACTCGCGACGAACTTAAGTTTGCTAAATTTGTTGGTCGTCTCCGTAAAAAATTCTCTGAATTATTCCACGATCTTTTAAAAACACAACTTGTTCTTAAGGGTATTATGACCCTAGATGATTGGGAAGAGTTGAAAGAAAATATTCAATATGATTTCATCTTTGATAATCATTTTACTGAATTAAAAGACAATGAACTTTTAACTGAAAGATTAAATTCTGTTGGTTTGATGGAACCATATATCGGAAAATATTTTTCTGCTGAGTATGTCCGTAAACAAGTTCTTCACTTTACTGATGAAGAAATTGAAGAGATGGATATTCAAATCGAGAAAGAAAAATCACTTGGAATTATTCAAGATCCAATGGCAATGATGGGTGATGAGTCTGGTGGACAACTTCCCCCAGCGGAAGGAGGTGCGGAAAATAGTGGTGGCGGAGGTGATTTAGATAGTTCTTTTGCTGCTGCAATCTCGTCTTCAGATTATAACAAAGGAAACATTTGATAAATAAAAGAGTAGGTTGAGTATTATTATGACTACTGTATCAAAAGAAATTGTTGACGCGATTCTAAGCAAAGATAATTTCAATGCTAATGAAAGAATTTATGATGCTCTTTACGGAAAAAGTTCTGAGCAATTACAAGCTCGCAAAGTAGAAATTGCGAAACACTTTTTTGATCCTGATCAGGATACAGAAAGTAGTCCCGAGAGTGAAACTCCCGAGGCATCTGTTGATAATGAAGAACCTGAAAATCAAGAACCAGAAGAAACAGCAGAACAATGAAACTTATCTCCGAAGAAATTGTAGACGTTGAGTTTATTACCGAAGAATCTAGCGGTAAGAAAAGTCACTTTATTGAGGGAGTCTTCCTTCAATCCGATATTAGAAACCGTAATGGTAGGATGTATCCTTTCGATACTCTAAACCGTGAAGTTTCCAAGTATAACGAAGGCTACATTCAAAGAGGTAGGGCCTTGGGTGAACTTGGTCATCCTGATGGTCCAACCATCAATTTAGATCGAGTATCACATAAAATCGTATCATTACGCGCTGAAGGTAAAAACTTTATCGGTAAAGCAAAACTTCTAGAAACCCCAATGGGTAAAATCGCGAAGAATTTGTTGGACGAGGGAGTAAAACTAGGCGTGTCTTCTAGAGGACTTGGATCTATTGAGAAGAGGGGTGATACTAATATCGTTAAAGATGATTTTATGCTCTCTACTGCTGCAGATATTGTAGCAGATCCTTCCGCACCCGATGCTTTTGTTGAGGGTATTATGGAAGGAACAGAGTGGGTTTGGAACAATGGAATCTGGCAACATTCAGATCTTGAGAGAGCCAAACACCATATCGAGTCTTCTTCCATGAACGACTTAACAGAAAGGAAGTTAAAAGTATTTGAAAGCTTCCTTCGTAACTTAAAAATTTCATAAATATTATTAGAAAATACCATTTTCTTCGAGGAGAAACCATGTCCGAACACAATACTGAATTAGAAGAATCTTCGGTAACTGCTAACGCAAAAGCCGGCGATCCTATGCCAAAGATTGACAACACTGTACCAGGTCAGACTGGTTCTGCTGAAGATCTTGGTGGTCCATTAACTAAGCCTTCACCAGGTACTGAAGAAACCCCAGGTAAGAAAGTTTCTGCGAAAGCATCGAAAGTTTCTAATGTGGTTAACAAGACTGGTGGTGCTCCAGATGCAATGCCAACCCTTCAAGGTTCCGCACCTGGACAAACCGGTGTCAAAGAAGAGACCGAAGAAGTAGAAGAAATTAAAATCGATGTCACTCAAGATGTCGAAGCACTTCTACAAGGAGAAGAATTCTCCGACGAGTTTAAATTTAAAGCAGCAACCATTTTTGAAGCCGCTGTCAAAGCGAAGGTTGTTGAAGAAGTAGAAAAAATTCAAAAGACTTTTGAAGAAAAGCTTCAGCAAGAAGTTGCTGAGGTTACTGAGTCAGTTGAAACTAGAGTTGAATCACACCTTGACTATGTTGCAGAACAGTGGGTTAAGGAAAATCAACTTGCGGTTGACACTGGTCTCCGCAGTGAATTGAGTGAAGAGTTTATCCTTGGCCTCAAGGGACTCTTTGAACAACATTATGTCGATATCCCTGAAGATAAGTATGACGTTCTCGGAGAAATGTCCGAGAAACTAGATCAAATGGAAGAGAAACTCAACGAGCAAATCGAAACAAACGTTGGTCTTAATTCGACCCTCGGAACTTATATTAAAAATGGAGTAATTGCAGAAATTTCCGAAGGTCTTGCTCAGACGCAAAAAGAAAAGCTTGCCTCTCTCGCAGAAGGTGTTGAGTTCGTTAGTGAAGAATCTTATCGTGAAAAGATCGCAACGATCAAGGAAAACTACTTTCCTAGAACACAAGCATCTCTATCAGAAGATCTTGTAACAGAAACTCAAGTAATCGCGGAAGAAGGTCCAATGGCTGCATATGCTGCCGCACTTTCCAAATGGTCTAAGTGAGTTTTTCCATAAATAATTCAGATTCCTAACATAACAAACAATAAGGAGAACATCCCAAATGTATAATTCAGAATCCCTTCAAGAGAAGTGGGCTCCCGTACTCGAGCACTCAGGTCTTGATAACATCAAAGATAATCACAGACGTGCAGTCACCGCTGTACTTCTAGAAAACCAAGAACGTTTCATGCGCGAAGAGCGTGGAATGCTTACTGAAACTCCAACCAACTCAGCTGGTACTGGTGGTTTCTCAGGTTCAGGCGCTAACCCACCTGTTGCTGGTTTCGACCCAGTTCTAATCAGTCTTATCCGTCGTTCAATGCCTAAGTTGATGGCATATGACATCTGCGGCGTCCAACCAATGTCTGGTCCTACCGGACTTATCTTCGCAATGCGTTCACAACGTGGTGCTGACCGCGATGGTAACGGTGCAACCCCTAACGTATTCACCAACGAAGCATTCTACAACGAGACTCCTTCTGGATTCTCTGCTGATGACGGTGCATATTCTGCTGCAACCGGCGAAGATGCAACTAACCCTTCAGTTCTTAACGCTTCTTCACCAGGTAACTATGCCGCTGTCGGTGGTATGAACACCGCGACTCAGGAAGCACTTGGATCTTCTACTGCAACCGCTTTCCGCGAGATGTCATTCTCGATCGAGAAAGTTGCTGTTGAAGCAAAAGGTCGCGCTCTGAAAGCTGAGTATTCACTAGAACTCGCTCAAGACCTTAAGGCGATCCATGGTC